AAGATTACTCACAAATAATGAAGTCAGCAGAAGCAATACATGATAAAAAATATAATAGAGGATAATGGCAATTGAGATAAACAAACCAGCATTAGATTTTGAAACCGATGTAGCAATAGGATTATCGCTTCCTATAGGCTCATACGCTGGATCTACGTTTACCTCAACATACACCAGCATAGACGCAGCAGTAGCTAACGCCAAAAACTTACTTCTAACAAACCATGGCGAAAGACCTATGCGGCCTACTTTTGGATGCAACCTTAGAGGTGTATTATTCGATAACGCTACCGATGATTTTGTAGAAGTTATGGAGGAGCAGATTAGAGAGAGCTTTAAACACCAGCTACCTTATATTAATATCTCAAAACTCATAATAGGCAGCTCGGATACCAATCCAAACCAAGTAGGAATTCAATTAAGCATAAATTTAATTGGAAACGAATTTGATACAAGACAAATAGATGTTACAGTAAACGCAGACAACCCAGAACAAACAACTTATTAATATGCCTCAAACTGATACATCAAAAAAAATAGAATACTTAGGAAGAGACTTTGATACTATCAAGCAGGGTTTAGTTGAGTTTGTTAAAAACTACTACCCAAACACCTATAACGACTTTAACGAAGCGTCACCTGGAATGATGTTTGTAGAGTTAATGGCATATGTAGGCGATACATTAAACTATTACATTGATTCACAGTTTAAAGAATCTCAATTACTACAAGCCACAGAGCGTAGGAATGTGTTAGCAATCGCAGCTGCAATGGGATATAAGCCTAAAGTGAGTGTTCCGTCGAGTGTGGATTTGGATATTTTCCAATTAATGCCTGCAACGGGAACTGGAGAAAATGCAAAACCTGATACACGATATGCTCTAAAGATCCAACCTGGAATGCAAGCACAAGCTGCCTTAACTCGATTAATTGGAGATAATGAGTACAGTGCAAACGAAAGTGATGTCGTAGATTTTTATATACAAGAAGCTGTTGACTTCTCAATAAACACAGCAGACGACCCCATAGAGTACACTGTATATAGTATTGATGCAACAGGAAATCCTGAATACTATTTAGCTAAAAAATCTGCTAAAGCAGTTTCTGCTACACTACTAACGCAAGAAGAAGAGGTAGTAGGTGTTCAGAAGTTTTACAAGTTTAAGATTCCTTTCAACGATGTAAACACACCTAATTATATTGGAATCGATTCCATAGTAGATTCGGACGGAAACATTTGGACTGAAGTTCCCTACTTAGCACAAGATACAGTGTTTGAGCAAATAACAAACACAGCCTTAAATGATCCAGACGCTGCAGTATACAGCGACGAGATTCCATACCTACTAAAACTTAAAAAGACACCAAGACGTTTCGTCACACGCATACTTGACGATGGTATTGAGATACAATTTGGTAGTGGAATAAGTACATCGGCTGATGAAGATTTATTACCAACACCAGAAAACATTGGATTAAATTTACCAACCGGTAAAATTGACATAGATCAATCTATTGATCCTAACTCACCAGGCATAACAAAAGCCTATGGAATAGCACCATCAAACACAACACTAACTGTAACCTATTTAGTAGGAGGCGGTACAAGAACAAATGTAGGAAGTGATCAGATAACAAACTTAACAGCGGTTGATACAACAACTAAAGGTTTTCCAGATACCGGAATATTAAATTCAACAGTACTCAACTCAATAGCTTGTAACAACCCTAAACCCGCCATCGGTGGAAGATCGCAAGAAACTCTAGAAGAGGTTAGACAGAATGCACTCAAACAACTTGCCACACAAAACAGAGCAGTAACTAGAGATGATTATATGATTAGAGCATTGGCAATGCCACCTAAGTTTGGAAGTGTAGTCAAGGTTTTTATTACACCAGACGAGCAAAACAATCTATTGACTAGTGATGTAAATGACACAGTATCAAATCCACTAGCTATGAACATGTACCTTTTAGGATATGATGCTAACAAAAATATAACAACGACAAATCAAGCAGTAAAAGAAAATCTCAAAACTTATATATCTCAATACAGAATGCTGACAGATAGTATCAATTTACGTGATGCATTTATTGTGAACATTCAAGTTAGTTTTGACATTATACCTCTGCGAGATCGTAATGCAAACGAAGTACTACTTGCATGTGTTAATGCTGTAGAAGACTTCTTTGCTATAGATAAATGGCAGATAAGTCAACCTATACAGTATAGTGATATTTACAATCTACTTCTTCAGCAGCCAGGCGTACAAACTGTGACAAGCGTTACAATAAACAACCTCAACGATTCCAGTGCAGGATACAGTAACATTACATATGGCATAAAAGAGGCAACAAGAAACGGAATATTATACCCAAGCTTAGATCCAATGATTTTTGAAGTAAAATATCCATCTAAAGATATAAAAGGACGAGTAGTAAACTATTGATATGATTTTAAGATTCTACCCAAAGAAAGACACAACAATATATGAGAGCGCTCCAGCTACAAACACTGGAATGGATCAAATATTGGAGATAACAAAGACAACAGCTACTGGATCGACTGGCGGAGCAGAGACTTCTAGCTTCAACTCAAGAATCATGATCGATTTTGATTACACTAATGTGTCAAAAAGTATTGTGGATTTAGGGTATGATCCAAATCTATTCGACTTTGGCTTGAAACTATACGCCACAGATGCCTCCGAAATTCCTCTAGCTTATTCACTACAAGCCTTTCCTGTGTCCCAATCTTGGAATATGGGTATAGGCAAAAAAGGAACGGTTCCAGCATCAACAGAGGGTTGTAGTTGGTATTATAGAGATGGATTAACTAGTCCAGAAACTTCATGGAAAACGGGATCCTACGCCCTTAACTCAACCGGATCATTTACACTTAATCCAGGAGGTGCAACTTGGTACACATCCTGCGAAGCTTCTGAATCTTACAGCTACCAATCCACTGATATCGATATGGATGTTACTGACATCATACGTAAAGTGCAAAGCGGTTCTGTTGATTTCAACGGATTCATTATAAAGAAGACTGACGTCGACGAAAAGTCACTAGCTAGTTTTAAGAATCTAAGCTTTTACAGTAGAGAGACTCATACAATATACTCTCCAGTACTCGAAGCAAAATACGATGAATCTAATTACCAAACCAATACTGGATCGTTAGATGTCCTAGACACAGAAGAGGATTATAATTTAGTTTGCACAAACTTGCGAGAATCTTATAAAGAAAAATCTAGACCTAAATTTACCTTCAACCCACGATACAGATATCCAGCATTAGCATATCAAACAGCATCTTTATTCCTTGACGCATATAGGCTACCAACCGGATCACAATACGCTGTATATTATGCGGGATCTGACGAATCGGTAATTCCATTCTCAGAATACACATACCTTGCATCTAACAACAAAGGCTCATATTTTAGACTACACCTAGACAGCTTTCAACCTGAAAGATATTACAGACTTCTAATCAAAGTACCCGAAGATGATGGTGTGAGCTATGAGATACGAGATCATAACTTTATATTTAAGGTAGAACGAGACTAAAACACAAAGCATGGAATACGATCAACAACATATATTCTATGCAAAGGACGGTGAGTATGTTACACTAACTGACCGACCTTACACTGGCTTCTTTCATAAGATGCCATCTGGGGTATTAATGACTGGTAAGCAGCATGAACCAAACTCCGAAGTGATAGTTGCTGCATCTAATAGAGAAACTAGAAACTCAGATCCCTTAACAACCCCTACTCTGAATACTGAGCTAAACGAAAATGATACCGAATACGATCTACTTCCAGTATTAGCAAACAAACCGCCAATAATAACAGCACCATTATCCAAAGCGTCTACTCCACAAATATTACCTTACTCTGCAGCAAATGATGCAGACAAGGGTAAGTTTATGTTTCAATTTCCTGATGGTACTATAAAAGTACACACAAAAACTACTCTTGTGTTGAGGATACAAGCAGAGCAACCTGATGTGTATAATGTTGAGAATGGGCTATTGGAGATAATCCCACCTAAGACAGGATTGACATATAGATGGACAGTTGATGGCGAAAGCATTGTGTCTGACGACACCATACAAGAGTTAGGAGCATCTCGAACTGTAAAAGGCAATACGCTAACTATTACTAACATGTGCGCTCAATACGCTGGAACGTATGGAGTTGTAGTGTCTAATGATATAGGTATAACAGACGGAGGAAGCGTCACGTTAGAGGTGTTCAACTCAGATGTTGATAGTTTCTTTTACAACAATCTTATACAGAACCCTAACGGTACTGTTGACGGAGAGCTGAGCACAAACAACTGGCTAACAGTAGGTGGTGATTTACACTCAAGAAGAATAGATCCAACAACCGATGGTATGCGTGATAAGCGTATTGCTATTGATCCAATGAATCCTGATTTTAGATGGACTCACGAGATGTTGAACCCAAGACCATATCAACTGAAACGCGGTCCTCTACAAAATAGTCCGTTAAAAAGCCTTCAATCGTATTTTACAAAAACAAACCACGATTACATATACAACGGAGGCTCCAGAACAGTATCAGCTTATCAAGACGTTGACGTAACTGAAATACATAACCACATAAACGGATCTGTATATGGTATTAATGGTGTACGAGCTGTGGTTTCTTTTTACTTAGGAATGGCTATACATAATTACATACCAGCTGCTCCATTTATAACACCCGATCAAGTTTCGGATATAAACAACTACAACAGCCAAGAACCTAGAGTGAGTTTTGAGAACTTTTTTCTAATGGGAGGCGGTTCAGTGGAAGAAACTCTGTATGTTGATATTCAAGAATACAATAACGAGACAAAACTACTAAGTCTCGATAGGTCAGGTAGAGAGCGAGTTAAATTGCAACGAACCTTTGATCCATGGAATAAAAGATTAGGAAATTACTACAACCAAAAATATACCGATACACTAGATGATAATGATATAAGCTTTAGTTGGAAAGAGAGTCGAGGAGACAGACGTGATCAACATCTATTTGTAATGGATGAACTGCAAAAAAATAAAGCAGACAGATATGCTTACGGTCAATACGCAGAATTCAATAAGATCGTTATACCTTTCCTCAACCCAAGAACTACAAAAATACGAATCAGTTTCACAATCGAAACAAAAGGTGGTTTAGGTTATGTTCAACAAGCTACACGATATGGATTGCCTGTCGATCAACTATCTGGAGGTGTATACTCTTATCCTAGCTGGCAAGGAACATATCAACGCGCACAACCTGACGACTTTTCTAGTGAACCTAAAGAATCAAAACAGATATACAAAGTAATAGAAGACAACTACCGATCAATTGATTCAGAAGGAAACCGAGCTATATGGCCTGAAACCTCTCCAAGTCGATTTTCAAGATCGCCTCTATCCAAAGCATTTGCATCTGGATTTAACTTAGCCCTTATACCCTACAACAGCACCAAACGAACTCAGGTAGAATCAGAAGTCGAGAATGTGTTTGCTAAAAACAACAGAGTACAAGGATTAGTAAAAGGTCCAATTGCAGACGTTAGAGGGCTGGCTGATACAGAAACTATGGCGCTAGATCTTACGTTTGCTATGACAGAAGGATTAAACAAAGAGCCAAAGATCAACATACTTGTTGAGAGTTATAAACCCTCACAATCTGATACAACAAAAGACACTGAACAATACGTTCCAGGTTTATTCCCATTCCTACCAAGCTCAGAAACAGTCCTACCGGTAGCACCAAAAGTAAAGACTAGTGCAAACCTAATGACAAACCCACCAGGTGGTCTTTTCAATGGCATGTCGCCAACAAACGGAATAGCGTCTCCATTGTATGCAGTACCAAACGATGCGGACGGAGACATACATAAAGGGTTTAGATATACACAACTGCACGACAAAATCCTAGACAAAGGCCTCATAGGACCTAATCCCGTTGCTCCAAAGTTTCCCATAACATGGTACACATTGAGAGATGAAGATAAACTAGCTGTATATAACAGTGGATCTGTTCCAGAATTTACCAAGCAAAAGTACAAACATTGGGCTGTTCCAGGTTCCGAATTGGATTACACTACCTACATAGACACATGGAACTCCGATCTTTTTGGTGAATTCTTCAAACCTAACATGGAAGAACAAACGCAAGATTGGCGACAAGAGAGTAGATTTATTGTAACTATAGGAGTCCATAACACAAACGAAGATTTAGGATCTCCTGACAGTTTATATATGATTGACAATTATTATCTAGATATGAAAGCTGACGAAGCTGTTATACACAAAACTCCAAACTTAGGAGGTGTACTAAGATTACCTAGCTACGATAAAACAGAATATCCAACACAGTCGGAGATTGACGAATTAGCAAGTCCAACTGCAAAAATAGCATTTGCTGTTCAAGGACTAAGACCTGAAGATAATGAATCTATAGCTGGAACAAGAGTATACAGCTTGCGAGATTCGACAATGAGACCGGTAGTAGTAGACATAGAAAAGGTGGCTGGATCAGAAGCTTCAACAGCAAGAGTACCATTACCAGAGCAATTTTTAAGACTATCAAGAAGTGAAGGTGGATTAGGTATTCCCGTTATTGATGTGAGTGGATCTCTAGAACTTGATCCAAGCTATAAGGTGTGTCTATATGGTGTAAGACCAGCTCCACAAGCTCAAAGGATAAGAGGCTTTGACACTGCCTTGAGTGGTGATGAGGTAATATACACAGAAGAGTACATTGGTACTCCACTTAGAGGAGATGACAGCTCAAGAAACATTGAATACATAGTACAAAATATAAAGGTGCAAAAAGAATACGTAACACTAGATGCAGATAATCCTGCACTCGATTATGGTAACCCAATTGGAAGATGAAAAAGCAAGATGTAAAAACACGAACAGCCTCGCCAGATGACGCATTGCGTGTTGGTGACTTTTCCTTACTTCCCGACAACCCAAGACCTCCAGTTATCACTTCACATCCAATTCGTAACTTTGTTCAACTGACATGGGCATCTAAGGATGCGAATGGAGATCTCACCATGAAGAGTGTCAATCCCGTTATAGACACATTCACTGTGCGACAAGGTACAAGGGTAAAATGGACTTTATATTGTGTCGATCCCTCCAATGTAAACAACATAAACGACACATCTAACCTATCCTTTATCTGGAAGAAAGACGGACAATCATTGTTCAGCATAAACAACCAAAACGACGGATTGGGATCTCCCGAGATAGAATATAGTGAGGATGAGTGTACCGGATTAATTGACGGTGAGTATGTTTGTGAGGTGTCAAATGAGTTTGGAGTTACAACTAGCGTTCCGTTTACACTACAAGTTGTAGATATAGATGCCGACTCAAACCTCTACACAAATCTTCTACAAAATGGAGATGGTGAGGGTGGATTGGATAACTGGACCGATAATACTGGTAAAGTTAAAGCAGTAGTTAGCAATGTTTCGAGAGCATACACTCCTAACACAATGACTAGATACATTGGAAATCCATACCAAACTAATACCGGATTCGAATACTTCCCACCTCAAATATTTAAGTTCAACACACAAACAACTAGAGAACAGCTTTTCTACAACGGATATCAGTATTGGAAAGATCAAGTAGGACCAGACTTCTTAGACCTAACAATAAACACTTCTCCAGCAATGCTAGATAAGTTTCCGGATTGGTATAAGTTCACAAACATAAACCAAAGATCTGGTATCATTCCAAATGAAGATATTACAATGTTTGATGGTAGTGTAGGAGGAAAAATAAACAGATCACCACAAGGATTCTTCCCCAGCGTAAATTACATGGATCGCTACAATCGTAACAGAGGAACATCTCAAGGTTTCATAAACCTATCAGAAGAACATAAAATTGGCAGTAAGCCTAAAAGCTACTTCACAAGAGATCTTATAAGTTTTGAAGATACAGATACTATCGCATTTAAGCAAACAGTAAACCTAAGCGAGAGAGCTGGCATGATAGATGGTCAAGTAGGAGGTGTTGATTATATGACTGTTCAGTTCTTTTCATACATAGCAATCGCTTTGAGTAGATACAAAATTAGATACACTGATGAGAATGGAAACATTGCTGAAAAGCCTTGGTTGGTTCACGATTTTGAGACCTATAAAAAGTGGTTGACAGATCCAACATCAGTAGCAAAAATACCGTTCGACAGAGCCAAAGGAATTGATATCATACCATATGCTGACGATACTACATCGATAAAGATTACTTGCTTTGATCTGAATGGAAACCAAAATAAACAAGAAATCATAAAAGGTCCAGACGCTATGAATCTGTGGGCAGTTAAGGAGAAGATTGACATATCTTTAATGTTGTTTCCTCTTTATATGTTTTTCACAAACTCCGAGTCTCCAGAATGTCCTATAAGAGTTTTTGGACAAACTTACACAAACCTCAACACATTCTATAAAGTAACAGTAGGTAGCGAGAACAACCCAACTGGATTACTTCATAAGAATGTTATAGATGATAACGGATGGAACTCAAACAAAGCAACTTACGAGACGAGTGATATTAAAGATGTCAATATGACGTTTTTAATGAAGAGGTATGGTGAATTGTACAGAGAGAGACAGTATCCTACTGATACATGGAAAAGACAAGGTACCCCACCAAACGACTGGTATTCAAATACAACTTCAGACACAGCTCAAGGCTTTGGTATTATGACAAACTCTACACCACAAGCATGGTGTGCTATAGGAACGGATTTGGATCTACCTAATGGCACAAGGGATGTGACTATAGAAGTTTCGTTCACAAACAATTCACCAGCACGTACTGACTCGTCTCCTAAAGCCAAAGGATGGAATCAGAGTGATATATACAATAGCCTACACCGCGTTGACGGAGGTGTTACAGCAGCATCTATTAATCCCTACTATGCGTATGGAGAGCCAAGATGTGCAATCACTAGTATGAAGTTGTTATTGATACCTAACCGAGATATTGCATCAAAGAAACATACAACATACACTATTCCTCCAGCCAACTCAACTGTTGCTGGATTAGCAAAGCAGGCTGTTCAAAAACCTTTATGGAACGCAATACCAAAACAAACACTCAACTTTTTCGGGTCTCCGACTTTTGAATACCCACTCATTCAACCGGGTGAGTTTCCAGTATCACCGGAACCAGATACCGATACAGTGGAAGTGTTGAAAGAAGCTTACAATGAATCTACATTGATAGAAGACAACCAAACTAATCCAAAATCAGATAGATTTACTAATAAAGAAAATAGACAATTTGGAGCATTGTCTATCGATCAAGAGGGTATAGATCAAGATCAAACCCCCACATTTGAATCTGATGAACCTACGAGAGATTAATACGTAAATTAATTAACACAACTATTTATATAAAAAGCACAATAGGTGGCATATAATCCAAAACAGACAACAACAAAGAAGGTAAGCTTTGATAGCTCTAAAGGGCTCAGGACGTCAAAGCAGCTGGTTGAGGTACCGATTGTGACCGCAGCCACAAACCCAATTACCCCGCAACAGGCAGTTCCGCCTGTTCCTGCATTTGGTGCTAAAACACAAGCTGTAACTAGCTATCCAAATGATGTTGTTCGGTTAGATCTTTTTAATAAAGTTGATTCTTATTTAGGTACAAACTATCGTGTATCCGAATGGACAGTAGTTAATCCAACAATACGAGGAGAACAGAAGAGTTTAGATACGAGTCCATCACCCAATCCTACTATTCGACTAAATGTTGAAGAGGATATTCAAGAATTGGGATACATTGCTGGAGAATACAAACCATCATACAAGTTTCACAGAAACATATTAGGATCTGGAGATGGACATAAGATAGTTGTTCAAGAGATAAGTGCTAATGGATTGGAGATAAGACTACGACCAGTATTATCATCAGTATTAGAC